TAAACACTCTGTTTTTACCGCAGCCTCCGTTAAATAATTATTAGATGTTGCTTTTTTATGCATCTCTAATATTCTGTTTTTTTCTTGTTGGGATATTTCAAATAGTATATTTTTCATAGTAATCTTTCTTTAGTTTAATTTGTTACTTATCTATAATAGTTTCTTCTATAAGATTCCGTAGTTACAAATTCAATACGACCTAACGCATATCTAGGTTCAGCTTTTGTACCATCATCAAAAGTAAACCAATCGTTACCTGACCACTCAAACCTACTAAACGAAGCACCTCCATTAGTTTCTGGCATGTAAATATATCCAGGTACACCATCAACAATACCAGTATTTATTCTACATCCTTGAGATGGGTAAACAAGGTAGCCGCCGATATCATTCCCTTTGGGATCCGCTGCCAGATTAACAGGTAATTTAAATGCTTTTTCTACTTTACATGTTTTTTTCTCAAAAACATATGTTTTACCAACCATACTATTTTCAGGGGTTAATTTAGTTGTTTGTTCACTAATAACTCGTCTAACAATTCTTGTTAAATCAGATTCAGTTAACCTTACTATTCTTTTCATTTTATAAGTTTTAAATTAATTTATTATTTTTATTATAAATACTTTAATAATCAAAAAAAAACAAAAATTACCAAATTTTTTGTTCTTTCATATAACCAAGAACGCAAGTATAAGAATCGGACATATCAAAACACTCTTTTTTAAGGGTATTATTTTTGGTGTATAACCAATTTATCTGAGGTTCTTTAGCTGAAACTCTTTTCCAAATAAGTTCTTTTTTGTCAACATCTCTTGGTAACCCACCAAATAAAACATATTTGTCCTTATCGTTTTTTTGAACTAATTCCGGCCAAGCATACTTTCTTGAGTTGTATGTTGATATGTATGTCGGTATAATTTCCAAAATATCATAAATAGATTTAGTTATCATTGAATTATATCTTAATAATATTCCGACTGTCCAAACATTATTTGAGTTTAAAAGTGGTTCTTCAATGATAACCTTTGTAATACCCAAATTAACATACCCTCTTAGTTTTTCTTCAAATGATACCACCTTTAATAATAATTCTTCAACCTTATCTTCAGGTTTTGGTTTAATTATCGGGGAGAAATGAGTTAATTCTAATAATTCTTTTGTTTGAATATCAAACAAACTCCATCCAATTGTTTTAGTTGAAATGTCTAATCCCAACACTTTTGGTGTGTTTTTAAAATCTTGTTTTTCTGACATAATTAATTAAAAATCTAATTTAACAGGATACTGCTGAATACCTTGTCTTTTTTCAGGCGACTGTATCTTAGATACAACCATAAGTTCTTTTTCATCGTTGTAAAGAGCCACTTCTGACACATAAGGAGCGGATGCATTCCAAGTAGGATTAGTTGAACTTAAAAATTGAGTTTGTCCTAAATTACATAGATAATTCATTACATATATAGTTGCTTGTATGTCAGTTTGTATTGCTCCGTAGAAATAATATTCTCCACCAAAATTTAATGTGACACCAGTATTTGCGGCTGTAGGTAACGTGATGTAACTATTCAAATTATATATCGGAGCATTAGTATACATATCCTTAGTAATTTGTATCGTATTTCCCGTTAATCCTGTTACGGTTAATTTACCATTTAATGTTGATGCCGACAATTGGTCCATAACGTCAATTTCTTTCCATAACGTAGGACTAGGTCTTGTGGTTCCACTTGAGACTTTTTGAACTAATACCTTCATTTCATTTGCAGTATATCCTGTAGGAATTGTTGCAATATCTGAAATTAAAAAAGGAAACTCGCTACCAAATTTTAAAAATATGTTATATGTTGGTTGGTTTGGGTCTAAAAGGGTTGGTGTGACTTTAGTGTAATAATTACAATGTAACGAATTAGTAAATGCACTATTATTGAATCTATATGTTACAAAAACGGATTCAGTATTTGCACTTAACAACCCCTCATCTTCACCCATAACACCATAACAAGCATTTGGTATAATTGTACCAACTTTAGGTGCTGGTAAGGTCCATGAACGATTTGATTTATAATTCAATGACGCAATAATTTCATCATCATCAAATATAACCATTTTATAATCAGGAAACACTTTACCAACTCTACTAGGGTACCCATTACCATTAACGTGAGTGTCCCATAAGTAATAATACCTTAAACCAGGACTATTAAATTTAACATCCTTTTTAGATTGGATATAATGAGGTCGGAATAAATCTAATGAGTCGAAACCACTTGGGTCAGTGTAAAAATTTTCACCAATAGTTTTATTGGTATTTTTATGCCACATTAACCAAGGAACACTTAATTTAAAGTTTCTTGCCTGCCCAGTCGCTCCAGGTTCAGTCGAATCATATTCCTGTTGTGCAAATTTTTCACCATAGAAATTATCAATTGCTTGGTTGGTGTAATGGATTATTGCTATCGATTTTTGGTCAATCGGTCTCAATACTATATTTTGGTCCATTGAGTTTGTAAAATAAACTGACCCCGTATCAACTTGACCATCATTAGACTCATACCCAAAATACTCTTTTGACCCTGTATATCCGGTAGATTTATAATTGTTATAATCTAAAACTTGGTTTGAGAAAACTCCGGCCGGAGATTCCGTCCAAGGAATGTTCATATTCCATACTTTAACATCGGATTGAGAAACGTCACAATTTGTCTCATAATTAAATACGTTTGTTGCCCAATATAATTGTGGTGTCACCGAATCATACAATGCGGTCATACCTGAAGGATAAAATAGGATATTTGAATATCCTGAATAACCCATAGCTTGGAAGTTAGGTAATTGCCTATCTACTTGTATTGTTACTGTAGACGCACTTGACGTATTTCCAGTAACACCAACAACAACATAAGTAAACATAGGGGAATTACCACTTACAGGTGATATAGAATTTGTAGTAAATAGATTTAATATCATACCTGGAGTTACAGTTCCTGACACTGAAGGGTTGACTGAATTACCACTAATTACAAATGTTGTACCTGAACTTAACCCGCTATTTGCAACATTAAAATTAGGATTAATAGTGTATGAAGACGAAGTATAAGCACTGAAGTTAAACGTGTTTGCTGTTGATCCGGTAAAAAACCCTCTTGGAGCCGCAGAATTAAAAATATTATCAACAAAAGATGCATCATAAGGTATACCATAAGTTGTACCTGAAGTTGAGTCTAAAAATAATGGGTATTTAACATGTTGTCTATTTTTTTCAGGTGCCGGAGTTATATTCTGAGCATTGTATTGTGGTGACAACACATTTAATTGTGATGGTACCATATTGTTAATACAACCATAACAAACTTCACTATCACCTACTTGGAAATATGCAATGTTAAATTTTCCTTGCGACATTTTTTTTCTTGCAGCATCTGTAAGTATAGTGCTTATTAATGGTCCTGTTGTTTTATTTATGTATGACATAATATATAAATATCATTTTATTAGTTTATTGACCTACTACGGTATTTGGTCCTACTGGAGTTAAAGTACCGGTTTTAGTTATACCAAACGATAACGGAGTAACGTTTGTATTTATTAACTCACAAATCGTCTGATTACTTAATGTGAGATTAGTGATTGAAATATTATTATTTACTGTTCCTGTTGGTGCACAAGTCGTAGACCCATTAGGTACCACTATAGTCGCAATCACAGTCCCGTTAACCGTACCAACTCCAACAATTTTAGAATTATATGTTCTAGTTATGGCACTTGTCACATAATTAGCGTAATTAAATGTTGCACTACAAGCGGTTGTTGTAGACGCTGAGGTTGTTGATGAAGTAGTACCACTAATGTAAACTCCACCTCCAGTTACCCCCGTGGTAGATGTGCTAGTCACATTCGACTGAACACTACCATTACCTTTAATTGTGTTGGTTACGTGTGTTATATCAAACGTCAAAGTTTTTCCAACAGGTAACGATGGAGATACGGATACTTCCCAAACAAAAGATTTACTTAATGTTGTAGGGGTCATGGTTAGTACGGTACCATTAGCCGGAACTAAATTTAAACTAATATTATACTGAGTTATGGGTGTAAGTGATTGTAAATTCACAACATTAGCAGAAACATTACCAATTATATCTTGTACATAAACAGTGTATAAACCTGAATACAGATTTGTAAAGGTATTAGAAATTTGATAAGAGGCTTGATTGTTATTTAAAGCATATTGATATGGTGGCGTACCACCAATCACATTAGTAACTTGTATAGTCCCATTTTGAGCCAAAATACAACTAGGTAAATTACTAGTTATTATAGTAGATATTGAATCTCCGCAGTCCCCTTGACTTAAAGAAACCGACCCATTGGCTCCCGCTACCGACCATAGTCCAATCGGTGGACTATATGGGCTTTGTAGGCTTGTAGTACCATTCAATGTCCACCCTGAAACTAACCACATTGTAGTTCCAGTGTTATAATATATTGTTTGATTTGGTGTTGATGCACTCCAAGAAGGATATCCGTTTATCGTACCTCCAGAATAAAACTGATATTGTGTTTGAGTATTTGAATAATTTGCAGTTAAACACATACCTGAAACATTTAATAATTGAGGTACCGTTGGTATACATTCAACACAAGTTTCAAAAGGACCTGTAGACGTAACCGCACTATAGTTATAATATGTTTGAGCAGTATATAGTAAAACACCATTAGTTATCCAACATCCATTTTGTAAGTTTAAAGAGTATATGGTATTGGCAGAAAACTGATTATTCATATTTGCCAAATAATAAATATATGATCCGAGAGAAGTACAACTTTCAAATTCTTCAAGATAAAAAGTAACACTACCAACCGTACAAGTAGTCACAGCAGTAAAATCACCATAATAGTCAACTACCGTTGCGGTATAATCACCAACCTGTAGATTGGTTATATTCTGACTATTTGACCCGTTACTCCAATTAATTGAGTATGGTGGAGTTCCTCCAGTTATTATTAAACTTATTCCACCATCATTTGTAAATGGGGTATAAGCATCAATTACCGAACACTCAACCCCCATTGGGAATAAGGTTATAATTTCACATGTATTACCACTGTATGCAGGCATTTTTATTAATTTTTAATATACTTGACAAAAAGTGCAACCACTTGAGCCATATAATTTTATTGCGTATTGTGTCGCCACCTCATATATAGAAGGTAATATAAAAGTATGAGGTAATGTGCTAATTGTTTCAATATATTGACAAGATGCCGTGTCTTCACAACTATCACATATCCATAGATTAAGTGGTATAGTCGCTCCGGTTATTGATTGTATTCTTACTTGTGTACTCATATTTTTAACAGTTACCGTTTACTCTACATAATTGTTTTATTTCACCATTAGTGTCGACAGTGTATACATATCCACCATATTTAATATAATCCTCAACAATTGGATTAGAAAGTGCGGTGTCTTGATAAATAAAGACGCCATCAATCAAACTCACATCACTAACAGACGTGTAGAACGTTAAGTCAGCTCCACCATCAGTTAATTGACAAATAGGACAAGAAACACTAAAACTCCCTTGTCCATTCCATACATTATATGATGGTGTTGGAGTTGGTGTTGGTATTAAACAACTTAAACAACTACTATAAGTCGTCGCGGTAGTTGCGGTAAAGATTGGTTGGTTGGACGATCTATAGTCGGAAGGCGGGTAATAATTTACAAAATTACCTATATACGTATAACATCCGATTATTTGGTCTTTTATTACATCACCAACAACAATATTACGTGGCGGATACTCATCTTGTATTATCATTAAATTAGAATCACAAGATGTGAATACAAATTGAGTGTTAGGGGAATAGAATACAGTCGGGGTAGGTGTTGGACTTGGTTTCGGAATTGGTGTTGGTGTCGGACTTGGTGTTGGTGTTGGTGTTGGTGTAATACATACATTACATCCTGAATAAACCTGCACAACTGAATTTAAATACTCACTAGCACTTCCAGTAATTTGACTTATATATGTCACACATCTTGGTGTATTATTTATCACCGCTTGGAATGTTGTTCCAGTATTTAAAGGGGTTGTTCCACTAATTATTGGTTCTCCAACATAATATAAATCACCATTACCACAATCCCTCAATATTTTAATTGTTGGACAATTAAAATTACCACTTTCAATCACAAACGTCACAGTTTCTCCAGTAATCGAATATTCATAAGCTGGTGTTGGTGTAGGAGTTGGTGTTGGTGTAGGAGTCGGTGTGGTGTAAGCACTAAAGGTTATTGTCGCAGTAAATACACAAGGAGTTGGTGTGGGTGTTGGCGTTGGTGTAGGTGTTGGTGTTGAGGTAGATGTAGGTGTCGGAGTCGGGGTATAAAAATTACAATCCAAAATAACATTAAAATCCAAACTACTACACGGATCCGATGTTGGCGTCGGCGTTTCACAAGGTCCCTCATATAGTATAGATTCACTTAAATCCGGACATGTTGAGGATGTTGGGTTAGACCCAAAGAAATAACAAGTTCCTCCTAATGCGTTACTTAAACACCAATTAATATTATTAAAATAAACGTAACCAAAAGATGGAGAACCGCCAGTCCAATAAGGGTACCCATTATATGAACCTAAAAATCCATAGTTACCACTATAACCTGAATACGTATTATTTTGAATATTTAAACATAAAGTATTTGAACAACAAAAAGGTAAACAGTCTGCTCCGCATCCGGCATTTGAAGTCGCAATACCGTAAAAAGTCACCGTAGTACCTGTCACACCACTAACAATAGTATAACAACCATCCATAATATTAGGGTCATTAGAAATCTCAAATCCCACCCCTACGGTTGTATCACCTGACCACCCCGTTGCGCTATACACATAGTTATAACAACAACTACTTAAAACTACATCTGCCATTTAGAATTTAACTTTATTATATAAATAATCGAAAGTTTATTTTATTAAATGATTTATCATAAGAATAACTCAATATATTCTCTCCAATCACACTTTATTAGATTATATAACTCAGGTTGTTTAACATATGTAAAATCAAACATCTTTTCATCACTTCCAACATACCCATTTGAAATCGCATCAAGGGTTACATTTTTAAATGTTTCACACACATCAATAACTCTATGTTTTGGAACAAATAATGCCCCACCTTGTATAAATCGTGTCTGTGATAATGCATGGAATTCCGCATCCTCAAACATCACATAATCATGATGAGAAAAAAACGTAACCTTATCATTATCTAACGAATTAATCTTATTTAAATTTGGCCATTTCACATTTTTTTTAGGGTGGTCATCTCTAATCACTCCTGCATCTGCCCAAACATATAAATCAGCATCAAATAACCCCTTTTTAAATGAATCCAAAATATAAAATAACTTACTAAACATTACAACATTATATAATGGTTTAATCATTTCAGGTACGTCAAAATCTATTTTCTTTTTAAATTCGTCACTTGTCATTAAATTATCTAATGGTTCAAAAAACGTTTTATAACCCTCTATTTCCTCTAAAGGTTGTATTATCATAATTGTTTTTTCTAAATCAGGGTCAACTTCTTTTCTGTAACCTAAAATTTCGTCTTTAAATTTTTCTTCAGTGTAAATTATCATATTTGTATCTAAATAAAGAATGTTTCTCATCCACCATAAATATGTGTGATAAGACATGGTGTAATTGTCCCATTTATCTCTACCTATATCAAATAGTGCGGTTACGATTGCCGTTTTTTTTATATCCATTCCCAATTTATTTTCATATGTTTATGTTGTATATCCACTTGATTAACGTCAAATAAATCAGATGTATTATCAGATTTAATTAGCGTATTAAGTTTAAATCCGTACTTATTTAACATTGTTGGTACAAAACCTTCCGAATACCCGTGTAAACCTTGTTCGTGTATTTCTAATAGTTTTTTCATTGCTCGATTTGAGAATCTATTAGTCGGAAAAAATGAACCAAATTTTTCATTTACATCTTCAGGTAATAAATCGCCATCACCAGGAAATCTTTCAAACCACATATGTTGTGATGTTGTTCTGTTGTCTAATTTTGGTATATTTTCTTGTGAACTAACATTTTCATCTTTAAAAATAAAGTACCCTAAAAAATCTGAGTCGTCCTTATCGGTACCTTCAAAAAATAAATTCCAATCTTTCATTTTTACGTCATCATCAAAAAACCAATAATAATCGTGATTAGGGTGGTCAATATAAAAATTTAACATCCTAAGATGAGCATAAAACCATATAATATTTCTATTACCATAAGAGTTCCAATAGTGTTTTTTACTAACGTCACCATAAAATTTTAATCTATCTCTTAATTCTTTTTCGGTATATGTGAAACCAAGATTAAATGTTGAATCTTTACTAATGTCCGAAACCCAAGTCATTTCTTTTGGAAAATTTATCCAATGGTTTGCATACGCAGGGTATACATCAGGTGTTGTACAAACACAATAAACACTATTCATATTCTTTTGTTATAATTTCATTCCATTCAGGGATTCTATTAAATTGGTGTACAATATCATACTTATCCCCTTTATGGTTGTAAAGTTTATTATCTTTAAGATATGGTATACCTCCATATCTATTAATTAAAGTGTTTTTAAATCCCCACGATTCAAAAAATTGTGTAGGTCCTCCAACGGCACAATGTAATGTCCAACTATCATCAAAAGAGAATATTTTCAATCTATCAATCTCATTTTTTGCAATCATTATTATTAATGCAGCTTGGTCTTTTATGTTGTGGGAGTTATTACTATTCTCACACATACCATTTAATTTACTATATACCTTAATTAATGCGTCTTTTCTACCACCAATAACTCCTGAACATATGATGTCGTGAGTTATACAAATATTCAAATCTTCAGGGAAAACTTTAGAAATAACATCACCATTCCATGGTTCTTCATTAATTCTTAACCCCTCAGAACCAACAAATACATCATATTCATCATTCATTTTAATAAATGGGTCTCCTTGAAATGCAACGTCAAACACATCTGTAACCATAAATAAATCGTAATCGGATTCATTAATAAAATCTAATGTATGTTTAAGTCTTTTATTATTAATATACCAAGTATCTTCAACAATCACAGGGATAGGTATAATACCCAATTCGTGACACATTTGTATCTCATCGTCACTGGTGTTGGCACAAAGTAAAACAACATCCCCATTAGTATGCGCTTTAAAACTATGGGACCATACTTTTATTTTTGTTATGTTTTGGGAAATATTGTTTGATAACCCCACTAAAACTTTTTTCATTTTTAACAATTATGTAATTTATGTGTTAACATTTCATTTACACCAAATATTGTAGGCCAACTATATTCTAGTGCCCATATTTGTGGATCGTTTCCATGTGCTCCTCCAGAAAACGAAGAAGTCGAAATGTTTTTTGCTATACTTTCCATTAGTTTTACATAAAAATCTAATGATCTTTTCTTAATTTGTTCTTTCTTTACAATACATTGCATACCACCTATAAACATAAATGGCAATTTGTATTCAATTTCCATTTTTTCACAATAATCTATAGCTTGCTTAATACAGCCATCATTATCTCTAATGTAAGTTGGTCCAATTGGATAAAATGGTTTGGTAAAATCACAATCATTGATAAATTCTACACAAGTTTCACAATCATGTTCAAATGGATTTCCTTGTAAGAATATTGTGTAATCATCTAAATTGTACCAATTTGTTACAATATGGTGTAAGTGAGTATGTGCATCTTTACCGTAATTTAACAGATTTCTTTCAAATAAATGATTATCCGCTTCGTTTTTATTGTAAATAGTTACTTTATACTTAAGTTTTTTTGTCCAAGATACATCTTCATTGTATTTAGCAACCACTACTTCTACCGTCATAATACTCTCTCTATTTTTGTACACCACCCTTTAGATGTTGAGTATGGCCATAATACCCACGTATGTGGTGTCTCAGCAGTTTGGAATGTTCTACATATTTTAATTTTTTGACTGTCACCTTGTAATAATTTTCTTACTTCATTGACATCCTCATCTTGTCTAAATATAGTCTCACCACCTTCTCTATTAAACGCAACAACCCAAAATTCATAATCATTCTCGGGAACCATTTCTTTATCAATAGTAAAACACTTAGTCACTTTTTTAGTAAAACTATTAATCCATTCTTCTTCATTTTGATAGTCGTAAGGGTTTGGTGGGTATTTTTTCTGTAAAGTATAATCTTGTACGGAACGTTTTTCAAATAATAACCCAGAGTATATTTCATAATCTCTAAGTGTTCTTTCGGTACCAAACCCATATTTTCCGTCATGACCTTCTTGAGTTAATCCGTCCATACCAAATAACTGTCTATTTAATAGGTGTGATGAATCATTTTTTAAATGCCATTCTTTATCGTCATCCCATTGTTTTGTTCTACCATTTCTAGTATACTCATGCCAAGCAACAATTCTATGTGGGTGGAATAAATCATAACCATGAGTAAACGCTCTAACGGCAATTGAGATTTCTTCACCATGAAAATAAAATTCAGGATTATGTTGGACTTCTTTTGCAAATTGTCCTAAAGTAAAACAAAAATGTGCAGAATAAAATCTTGATGTTACCGGCATATTTATTTCTTCCCAATTAGGTATGGTCTCAGGTAAAAAGAATACCGCACCTTCAGGAATAAATTTATCAAAAGCCATTCTCCAAGGTACTTGTACCCTATCTTCAGGATCATTTTGTGGGTTATATGATGGTACGTAAGACGTTAATAATGGTTTTGGAATTCCAATATCTTTTAATTGATTTAACATACCAATTAATGTCTCGTCCCAATTTTTTTCAAATCTCATATGGGAATCTATTTGAAGAGTGTACTCTTCATTATTGTATAGTTGTTGAATTTGGTGTCTAGCCCAACACGCACCTTTAGATTCTTGGTGAGGGATATTAAGGATTTTAAACCTTTCATCTTCATCATATTCTGATAAATCATCAAAAGTATCATCGGTATGATATTGTTTTGCAATAGCAAAAACTAAATTTTCAGGATGTTTTGCGTTTTCAACACAACTAATAATTGTTGGTTTTAATTCTGGATCACGGTATGATGCAATTTGAATAAAAATTTTCATAAAGGCTTTTCTTCATGATAAGTTTTAAGAATAAAAAAACAATAGTAAACCTAACAAGGTATTGGTTATGGACAAATCTGATTCTTTGTAAAAATACACCCATTTGTGTCTACTATTTTTAAACCAAGGTAATTATAATTAGGAAAAAAATAATTGGTATTAATAACAACCGTAGGTGGTATTTGACAACTACCAGATATTAAAAAACAAGACGTATACCCAGTATTACATAAAAATACGTCATATGGACTTGTCCCGCTTGTTACTCCTGTTACATATATTATCATACTAATAAATATGGATGAATATCCTTTTTTTATATCGTTGGTGTAGGAGTAGGTGTCGGTGTAAATGTCGGTGTTGGTGTCGGTGTAAATGTCGGTGTAGGTGTCTGCTTAGGGCAACTTACAATTTCAAAAAATTCACAACCAACACTATCAATAGTTTTTACCATCAACGTTCCAGCGGTTTGAAAAAATGGGGTGAGTGTTATAGTACCACCAGTTGTTCCAACGTTTTGGCAATTATTACCATATTCATCACAAACATAAAACGTATATGGTATTGTTCCTCCTGTTTGGCCTGAGATTATTAAGTAACTAGACATATTAACAAGTATACTTTGTAATTATAATACCATCTCCATCAACTTGTACAACATTTCTTGTTGTTATTGGGCAACTGTTTGATAAATAAATTCTTGCCCATCCACCATTTTTAGGGTCTAAGTTAGTTCCTATATATTTAGTCGTTAATGCAGGGTTAGTGTAAACTATATTACCTATTGATATAGAAGACCCTGTAGTATAGAGGTTAACATTACATAAGTTATCCGTACAAACATCCTCATCGGCAGTATTGTAATATTCACCATTACTATACCAAACAAAACCAGCAGGGGTTGGTGTAGGTGTTGGTGTTCTAGTAGGTGTCGGACTAACTGTTGGTGTTGGTGTAGGCGTCATTGTCATTGTCGGAGTTGGCGTTGGCGTTTTTACTTGGTCACAACTAATGTCATATGTAATTGATAATTCTAACTTAAAGAAGCTATTACCCATTTGGTCACAATTACAAACGATTATTAACACATTGTTTAAAACATTAACGGTGTATGAAGTGATTTGTGGAATACTCTCTAATATGGTTTCAATTGCTCTTTGCCATGCTCCGTCATCACTATATATAAAGGTTTGTGTATGTGCCGAACCATTTATTGTAAACTCCGCCTCTAAAACGGCACTATTTAAAATACAATTAGTATATCCCGTAGTTAAATCAATAAACCCTTCATTCAACATTTTAGATATCGACCTCTTAGTACCTGAAGTATTAATAAAAGGTTTATTAAAAATATTATATCTTGACCTACCAGACACAATTACTTGATTACAAGTTATTGTAAAAGGCCAATAATTAGTACACCCACTTTTGTCGGTTACGGTTACGTCATATGTTCCACCTGAAAGTCCTGTCACAGTACTTCCCGTACCTCCTGACGGCACATTATCTGACCAATTATAAGTAAATGGTGGGGTACCTTCAAAAATGGTTACAGTAGCAATACCATCATTACTGTTTTTACATTCACTCTTAGTAAGTGTTGACGATAAATTACCGCTTAAAGGTATATTCAAATCCAAAGATACCATACAATTTTCCGAATCAATAACTTGTAATACATATCCACCAGGGGTTAAATAATTAAACGTGTAAGAACTAAACGAAACATCAATTAGGTTTTGACCATCACTCAATATATAATCTAAAGGTTCCGTATATCCAGTACCAACTTTAACGGATATCGACCCGTTTGGTGACCCACAAGAAGACGGAGTTGTTGTTGCAGTTAAATTAAATTTGTTTATAGCACTTATTTCTATTATTTCCGTATAAAGACAACTACTAGATTGTCCTGAAATTTTTAATAAATAAGTATCAGAAACTAAATCACTGAAAGTTACATTTTGGTTTTGACTATACTCCTCATAAACAACATTTGTATTTTGACCGGATAAAGAATATAAATAAAACCCATATAACCCATTAATGGTTGTTTTTAAAGACCCATTATTTTTATTACAAACAGAATTTGTTATTACATTTTTAACGTCCCTAAACCCATTAACCGTGTTAAGTGTTGTTAAAATACTTAAAGTACAGAAATTAGCATCTTTTACTAAAATAGAATAGTCACCACTTGGTAACCCACTCATTGTGAAAGTATCTGATAATGTAACCCCAAAATTACCAGACGACGCAGAATAGTAAAAAGGCGCAGTACCTCCCGTTAATGTTATCTCAATTTTACCGTTACTATTAAAACAACTTGGGGTTGTGTTATTTATTAATCCAACACCTAATTGTTCGGCAGACCCAACATTACTTGATTTTGTAAGCTCACACCCATTTATGCCGGTTACCGTCACCGAATACTCTCCAATAGTTAACCCAGTGATTGTTTGACCGGTTTGCCCATTAGACCATAAATACGTATATGGTCCAACACCTGTAATTCCAGTTACCGCTAACTTACCGGTATCTAATAAACATTTTGAGGTGTCAACTTTCCATAGACCAAAATTAATTTCAGTACTTGCAGATATTACAACATTTTCAGTCTTAGCGGTAGTTACACTATTATCCGAAATTAAAACATAATAAACCCCAGCATTTAACTCTGTAAAAGTGTATGGAAATGCCTGCGCAGTCTCAATTAATGATAATAATCCATTTTTATATAATAATAAATCATATGGTGGAAAAAGTGATGATCCACTTACCGCTAGATAACCGTTAGTTAATCCACAATTAGTTCCGTTAACATCTATAATATTACCCTCATAACAACCGCCAACAGCTATATTAATGTAGGTTTCAGCGTTTTGATACCCTAAACTATCGTTTAATCTAAATACGTAAGTTGTGGCGCTAAGACCTGTATATACGATTTGAGTTGTGCCTGTTTGTGTATTTAACCCATGACCCGTTGGGTATATAGGGTCAACAGTATACGGCGGAGTCCCCCCTATTGGATTTATGACTATAGTACCTGTTGGTGAATCGCAAGTACCTGTCACGGTAAAATAATACCCAATAACCGGTAAATCAGTACAATTAGTCGTACATGTACTTCCAGTGTTGATTACAATGTTTACAACACTACCGGAATATTCTTGGTTAAGACATACGGTCTCACCTGAAGATACCCCAACTCTTGTGAGTCCACAACAATCAACATAAGAGTAAACACCATTAGTATATCCAGTAATACAATTCATAATTTTTTAATTTTTTTATCCAAGACATTCTACACTAACGTCAATAGAGATGTCTAAATTTAATGTGTTATTCATAAAATCATTATAACATGTAGTGTTGTAAATAGTCAGAACACCACCCACAAACGAATAATCTAAACCTTGCTGATATAAAGTGGATAATGACGAATCTATAGCGTTAATTATCACCGCATACGTTAAAGGTGTGCCATCTAACTGACTCATAGCGTTAGGTCCATTACCAATAAAGAATTGTTGGTTTATTAACGTTTGTTCAACACCAGTAATCGTATTCGTTATAGACAATTCAACATACCAAATTGAAACGGCAGTATTGTTGTTACAATTGTTAGGGTTATTGTTCTGTTCAACAATAGTATTATAAATCTCAGATCCCAAAATACTTATAGGGTCAAAGAAAGGTAATACACTACTTATTGTTTGGTCGTTACAATCTAAAGCTCCCGATGATCCTTCAAACAAAGAAGTAATTACAGGATTAGGACCAATTTCGGTACACCCTCTTTGTCTTTTCCACGCAACTTTTTGTCTATGGAATATGGAATTATCCATTTTTTGACCTGTATTCCATATTGTAGTGGCAGGAACAAATTGTTCGGCTAATCTAACCCAATAATCACCAAGACCCAATGTATAATCTACCATTTTTTGATAGGTAAAATCATTGAATGGTAATGTGGTATTTTGTGGTGTTTCTAAATATTTCCAAAAAATATATTGTAAGGTCGGATACCCACCCGTTTTACCATCAAAAATATATTGTCGATTTCTTACATTAATTAAGTTATTATAGAATGTTTGGGCAAACTCTAAGAACGTTTTTTGATTAGGTTTAGGATCAATATAAGTCCAATCAACATTACCAGGTGATGGATATGGTGATGTTAGTCCTGTATTTGCTATAGGATACCCATATTTAGAGGACATTTCCCATATATCATATGTTATACCTTGACCCATGTTAAGATATAACTCCATGTTTTTAACGTTAATAGCTAAACTATCATTCTCTATTATATAATTTGTTTCAGATAAACTTTCAGTACTTTTTCTTTTACCTACATCCTCAACTTTCCAAGATTTAACATTATCTATAGTCCTTGTTAATCCATATCCTAAATCCAAAAAAGGAAACTTAATATACCTATCCAAATACTCTTGTCCATATGTAAATGGAGTTAGTTGTGAACTAAATACGGGTATTTGTGAATTAAGTTCCGATGTTGAGAATTTTATAACCTCAGGTGACCGGTGGTCTGTTGTTGACTCAAACCAACCAGCACCTTTTTGAAAAAAATAATCTTCGGTAAATACAGGACTTTCAGGATAACCATCAATCAATGAAATTGCGTAATCCCCAAGTGTTGTCCCAACCGATATTAACTTAGAGTTAGCGGTGAATCCGGTGTAAGCGACACCCTGTATTGAAAATAGGTTTGCACTATCATAAGAGGTTATCTTATCTATTTTTGTACCTCCAGAGATTTCAGCAAACTGTGTGGTAAAATCCTCTACTGATATTTTTTGGTCAGCAATATAGATATACTCATTGAATTCTATTATTTGTTCCGGAGCACCGACTAATCTTAATATATATTCAATGGATTGTCTAGTTCCTTTTGATTTATAAAGAATTGCAGAATTTAAAATTAAATTTCTAAAATACTGAAAATTAATCTCCGCAGGTGTTTGTTCTTTAGATTGCCCAGGATATATTACATCATTAGTTGTTGTATATACGGTATTTAATAACGTGTCGTTAGTGATTGGCGAAATTGCGGTTTTCCACCCTAAAGTTTCCGCTAAATTTGAAAGTAGTCCTGATGGTATATCATTACCCACAACATAGTTAACCGAATTCATATTTGCTAAAGCGTCTATATATTTTTTAGTCTCATCAAAACTTCTTCCATATATCTGTAGAACTTTTTCAATTTTTTGGTCAGGGGTATCAAACTCTTTTAAACTTCCAGAAGTTAAAAATCTACTTAATAAATTTGTTTTATATTCGTCAAGCTTCTCAGCAATTGTTTGTATATTTGTTAAATACTTATCAAAATTAGACGTTGTTATGTCTAAATTCCAAAAACCATCAGTTTGCCAAGTTAATAGTTTGGATATCATAATATAGTTACCGTTACTATCGTAATCAGGATATTGAAACTTAGAGGTATATTTAGGGTAGGACTTTCTATTTAATAGATAATCCTCAACCTCATCAAACGAATCTTGGAATATCTGTTCGGTCACCAAATTATTTGGCTTAAACAAAATAGATTGTACAGTATTTGTTGAGGTAAACGGTTTACCTTCTACAATAATATTAATAGTTCCTGCAGTTAAAGTAGTTGTTGGTTCAAAGTCAGTGATTTTATATTCCGTAGTTAAATTATCAGTATACAATGCGTAACTTTTAAAATTAACCGTTAGATTTCGATATTTGTTAACTTTATACGGCCTTACCTGAATGTTTAGTGTCGCATTATTTGTATAGTCAATATCAAAAGGATTCTTAAAAAATTGAACATCAACATCAAAAGAAGTTTCATTCTCAATTGGATCATAAACAATATTAAATGCGGTATATCCCGTGTTTAAACTATAGTTCTGTTGGTCTATTTGAATTGCCGCTGGAAAATTATTAATTACTTTAGTTATTGATGAGGATAGTCTTTTTTGTAGTGAACCATAAAGAGAAAAACTCGTTATTTGAGCTAAATCAAAATTAGGGACAACTTTAAAGTTTTTTTCAATAATCTTTTTAGCCTCAGCAACATCAGTGATGTTTAAAGTCTCTAACGTATATGGGTCTGAAAATACACCAGTATTAAAAGTTCTATCTATTTTTTCATAAATCGCACTTGTGAATTGGAAATTACCTTGTGTCAACCCCCCTCCATTAACAATTTGGAATCCCACCAAATTATCGGAAAACGTACCTGATCCTACAGGTGCTGGGGATGGACATATGTATTTAGTAACAGCCATTAACTAATTATGTTTGTAAAGTTTTTACTGAAGTCGATATTAGTTCCTCTATCTTGTCTAACCTCGTACAATAATTCATTAAAGTTATCTCTAACCTCAAATAAGTTATATTGTTTATATATGTTTCCGGCGGTGTCATATAATGTATAAACACCATCATCAATACTTTTAGTTTGATTTCCGTAAAGTGCAATTGCTAAGGTATCAATATCGTAATTAGAAATTTGAATATCCAAAGTCACAGGATTAAAGAATGTGTTAGTGATAATGATATTTTGATTTGGTTGCCCTATAAATGGAGTTGCGTTTGGTTTATTAGTGGGTGAGGATGAAGGTGATAACGTACAAAATATTAAATTGCTCGACCCTTCAGTGTACCGATAACGAATACTCTTTTGTGACGTATTTGTTTGATTAGTTACGACTGGTTCACAGAAAAACGCGGAGGTAACTATTCTAAAAAAATTAGGTACTTTTGTACCGTCTGAATTTAAATATTCAATTCTAAACCCAACAAGACCCTGATTAACAAATTTATTTCTATATTGTTGTGGGACATTGTTAACATCAATAACAATTCCTTTAACGTTTGGTAATGCGGATAAAACCCCACAATCAGTAATTTTAGTTCTAATCTCAGCAGGTCTTACATATAGTGTGTAAATACCAACAGCATTAAACTCAGTTGCGGGTAATTTAAGGTTATATAACCCACCTAATATTTCAACATTTTTTTTACCACCGGTAGAATCATTATGATAATATGGGGTAAGTATTGTTGCCGCATTTAATTTTTTTAGTGTAAAATTAGTGGTCACGTCTCTGGAAGGAGTATAATGTAATATAATCTCCACATCCTGTGGTGAAACGTCCGCTGGTCTTACTGTCCCGTATGCTCCTAAAGCCATTTGTTTTTATTTATAAATAGTTTATGACACTTTTTTAAGCAGTGTTAATTTTATAATACCCATAACCATACTTAGTAAGGTCACCTATATTATCCACTTCATTAAGTCTTTGTAAAGGCTCGAAAGCCGAATACTGACCTCTTTCAACAATAATGTCTGATTGTACTTCTGGATCCATTACAAAATCCAACAGATATTCATTTTTAGTTAATGCCGAAACTACGATATTATTTTCTGTGATACCTGAAGAACCAACCACAAAATATGTCCTACCATTAAGTGTGTCAAAATACTCAACACTGTTAATTGTATATGCGGTATATTCGTTTGTTATTTGACTAACATACCCTATCGATCCGTTTGATAATGACATAATGTACCCAACTGTGAATGGTTGTGGTCCCCATCTCCTTAATAATTCTAATTGTGAGTTAGTATATCCAGAAACAGGAAAAGGAATATTAGTATATGTACTTGATATCTGTGATTGTACATTATTTTCAGAGTCACCCGTAAATATAAAATCTAAACTTAATTGTGTACCTGACCAACTACCTCCTTGTGGTGTAAAAGTAATACCACCTAATGGATTGGTTATTGTAATACCAGTAAATGGTACAGAAACCGGTTTTTGTACCGTAGTCGTTCCCCAAATGTTTGTTTGTGATAAAGTTATTATGTAATTTTGTGGATTAGACGCGTAGACATGACTTTGAATTGTATTACCTAAAGTTAAACTAGGACCTATTGACCCATCACCCCAATTAATTACATATTCCGATTGTTGTAGGTAATTTTGGAAATTATAACTAGCAGTATTATACACATATACAGTATATTGACTAATCGGGTCTCCTGATATTACAAAGTTAGTTACAACATCAATTTGGTCTATGTACCCATCAAAGGTTGAGTAATAACCAATGTCGTTAATGTTTTGCGTAATCATAATAGGTATCGTTAAACCCGTTAATAACGAACTACCGTTTGTACCACCACTAAGAACGTAACTTAATCCTGAATACACACCAAACGTATTTGTTTGATATGTTTCTAAAAACAAGTCATCCCTTAAAACTTCGGGTGAAATCACTATATTTATATTTTCAGGTGTCATATAGGGTTAACATATTCATACCACTTTATCGGGGAATTAATTGTTCCCACTCTTGTAATATTACCAACTTGAGCTTCATAAAAAACCTCATACTCAAAGGTTTGATAATTTAACTTATATTTGTAATAGAATGTTTTTTGTTTATCTACATTAAATCTTGACGCCCCTACAAAATTAGATTGAGGAACATTCATTAATCTAACAAATTGTCCTTTTTTAGCGTTAAAGAATTTAGCACTAACATAGAACTCATCAAGGTTAAGATAACTTTTATCCTTTAAGAAATATATAAAAAACCCTTCTTTGTCGGCTCCGGTATAATCCAACTTAAATTTAGGTTTCTTAACCATCACATTTATTGGTGCATTAACACTACCAATAGTTCCCGATTCTTTTAACCCTTGTTGTGTTGGTAATATAATGGTTAAAAGAATCTTTTGGCTTTCAGATTCGTTAGTATCATAAAAATCTAACTTAAAGAAACTACCCTTAAATGAATTGGCAAAATAATATATTTCTGAATCGGTAAAAGACGCGTTTTCATAATCAACTGCCCAATTACTTAATGTCGCACCACTAATAGTTGACAAGTAATCAAACAAATTAAATTCATAATTAATATTAGTAACCTTAGTTGTGGTTGTCGTAATAACATTAGATATTGTCGGGAGTCCAAATAAACTAGCAATTGTTATTTGAGTTGTACCCGTAGTTAAATAATTCCACTCGGCGTGAGCAAATTTTGTACTTTCAAAATCTTGTGGTGGGTTGATGATTTGTTCTAAAACCTCACTCTCATATAACTCAATACCCTGAGTTCTACCCTCAAAATCGAAATCAATTTCTAATGGTATATTAAGAAACCCATCTTCCGTTTTTACTATGCCTAAAAATTTATTATTCACAATCGTCAGTAGTTGGTCCGTTTATTATTGTGGTTTCAACATCACTTACATTACGTCTCATCGGATATTGTATAAAAACAATACCCTTAAATGGATAATGTGCGTCATTAATAAACGGTATGTTAAGACCTAAATTATTACTATCTATATAACCATAACTATATACGTCTCTCCAAATAAATGTCTGAGTGTTGTTAGAAAAATAAGAATAGAATGGTGCTTGGTCAATTTCAGTTAATCTTGCAGATTCTATATAATCACTATAAACCCTAATAGGTATAGAATAATGTGGTTTATATGAATACCCCGAAGGTAAATTCGTGTTACCCGAAGTTTGGGTGTCTAAAAAAACTACAGGATTAATAGAATACTTATGAAATAACGGGGATAAAACATATTCTTTTTGTTCAATATCATTGTATTCACAGAAATCACCTTTAATTAAATCACCGTTTTTTAAATTTTCGTTATAATAAAAATTAATATTTTGTTTGGTATAAAATCCATATGGGATGTTGTCTTTATTGTCGGTTGATTGTTTATTCCACCAATTATCTATTGTGTTTTTTAAAAAGTTAAACTCCCAACCAATCTCTAATGCGGTGGTTTGATTAGTGCCTGGTTTGTTAAAAAACCCCATATACCCTTTATTAATAATAGTAAAAAATAATTCGCTAATCGGTTTACCATTATTATCTATCAAATTTTGAATATCAATATCTTTATTTACAGAAAATCCATATGATTGAGTTCCATTCTTAACGGAAACTCTTTGTACTTGATTAGGTGTTATTGAAGAAAACTCCAATTTTCTTTTTATCGGAAATGGGTTATTTTCAAATCCTAATTTAGTAATAAAAGTCTCATCATTATTTGTTATTATTTTATGTAGTCTGACATAATATCTTGATTTAGTTTCACCACTATTAGTGATATTAGCGATTCTTTTAAAATTACCGTACCTTCCGTCATAAACATCGTTACCACTAAAAGATAAATTAAAAATAGTGAATACTCTCTCTTCTGAACGATAATTTCCGTCACCTAAACTAAACACTTGGAAAACGTACTTATTGTTAATACTTGTAGTTAACTCAACCCACTGACCATTTTGTAAATTATGATTAGTTGGGCAATAAAAATACACAACAGATTTACCGTTTGTTGTTCCAGTCTCCATAACAAAGGGGATACCGCTTGTAACGTTAAAAGACTGATTAGTCACATTAAACTTTTCACTAGTGTATGACATGGTTTGAGCAGTAGAACTACTATACGCATACGACGTATAGAAAGACCAATTATATGTTGATGCACTTTTTGGTGTAAAATTAATATGACCGGTGATTCCACTAGACCTAATTAAACTAAACTCACTATACTGAGGAAACCCAGACCAAACATTCGTATTTATGGATGTTTCAGGATTTAAATAATATAAACTATTTTTAAATGGATTATAATTAGTTTTACCTGATATGTCGTTTTTAAAAATATTTACAATTTTTCCATTTAATCTAAACGTATTTGACGCCTGTCTTTCACTATCAAAAATATTATTCAAACTAACAATAGAAGACCTATCACCCTGAACTAAATTCCTTTGTTGACCAAATAAAGGTAACTGAATTTGCTCATCCACCGTTGTGGAGGCAGCAAATCTTTTGGACCCTAAAACTATTCTTATCTCATCTTGTTTTCTCATCGTTAAGGAATAATATATTTGGTTATGTATCGATTAAGTGAGGTTTTACCTTTTCCTAACCCAAAATAAAAATGGTAAGGGGCCCCAACAACAAACCTATCACTTGTTTGGTTATTTGACGGATTAAATGTAGGTATACCCGTATTTGTGTAGTTGTAGATATATCCCTTTTGTGGTCCGTTGGTCGCTTGAAAATAATCAGTATTTGAAAATGACATTTGTTGGTATGGTGCCGAGTAGTATTTATTATTGGAATCATAAGTTGTCCACCAATCATTATCTTGACTCCCCAATATTGTTTGCGGTATATTATTATTGTCCTTTTTCCACTTATACATTGGTACTATTTGTGTTTTTGGGTACCCGACTGTTTGGGTTGTAGATCCAAATGTTACAGTACCAGGAGTTAATAGTATTCTATTTTCAGTTATTGCTGAGAATAAGGCTCCAATCAATGGACCATCATTAGTATTTGGCGCCAAATAAATGTCATTATTATCATAAAACTCACTCGTAAATGGTAAAACACCATATTCTGAATTAATACTAAACATTTGAGCAATGTCACCATCAATCCTATCTTGAGTACGACTAAACAACGTGTTGATTGATGCGTCTCCAGAATTTGTAAGTTGTTGACCAAAAGAAGTGGATAATAACCTTGATAATATAAAGAATAATAAGATATCACTAGTTTCATTATAACTTGTACTTTTTATTGTATCAACTAAATATCCTTCGAGTTGTGGGTTAAAACAAATCTCTTTAGCAAATTGGTCTCTAGGTCCTAAATCCATTATTGTGGTTGGGAAAAATAAATTTTTATCGTTCATTCCACCATAATCAGTATCAATCCATGTTCCAAATACGTTTTTCTTTCTTGGTTGTTGACCGACAAACCCACCAATAGTCGCATCATAAGGTGTCGACCTATAAAAAAAAGAAAATCGACTTTTATCATAATATATTGGTCCTTGGTTTTGTGTTATTGGTAATAAAAGACTATCATTAGCCCCACAAAATTTATATTTTTTAACATTACCAACAGAATCATAAATGGTTTTTTTTCTAAACGAAAACGCATATAATGTACCATTAACCCAATTGTTTTGGAACACGTGACTTATAACTCCCCGACAAGCACCAAATACAAACCTAAATCTAGCCTTCCATTCGATAAAATATTTAATGTCGTCAGGTATAGTTTTTATTAGTTCGTCTTGAACAAAATAATAACATCCACCCATAACCCTTTGTTTTTGTGGGTTTCCTGGATTATTCTCAGGACATGGGTCGTCAACACCAAAATTTTCACCGCTACCCGAATAACAAGATAGTAAAGTCATATTTTCACAAGCTAAACTTCCAAGGACATCATTACTAATACCAATATCACTATCTTCTAAATCCTGTAGATTATTTGTTGTGTCGGTAGCTTGTAAACTCACAACAGGTATATCAATAACCAACCCACCTTCAGTTAACTTATAAATTAAAAAATTATTATTTAAATGTAGGCTATATGAAGTATTCCCAGACACTTCCGTAATGTCTGAGGTTGGTAATCTATCGGACCTTAATAAAAGTTTAGTCGACGAGTTCATTGTAATGTTAGGTAGAGTATCTAAATGATACGCCGGAGAAAAGACTCTACTTTTTCTTGATGTTGGCTGTGAAGGCATCGCAGTTCCTTGTATTTCAGCACCAGCAAAAAAGGACCCACCTTCAATATTACCTTGTGGTGACGTTAAGTTAGGTGGCTGCGATCCATTACCACCAACTCCTTGCCAGTTCCCTATACATATTACTAAATCTGTAACAACCCCAATATTATTTATGCTTACAGCTATTGCAACTAACCAAGTTGGTGCACCTGTTTGTGGATCCACTGCTTGGTATTGTAATATTCTCCACATATACACCCCTGTAAGACTATTAATTTGTCCAACTACAGGTATTGTCAAAGCCGGATCCGTATAAAAAACTTGACCTGTTTGTATGCTTTGTACGTTTGTGTAAAAATTAGGACCCCCTGTTGTAATGTTTTCACAGGCCCCGACATTACCATTTGAACAAGGAATCCCTGCTGGTACGTTTTGACAACTTCCAGGAACATAAGCACCAATAATACTTTGGCCCTCGGTGTTATTTTTAAATGCCCAAGTTGCGGTACTAGATAACCAAGTATATGTTGAGGCACCTGGATTAGAAGCATTAACAATTGTACTACCGTATTGAAACCCTATCGTACTTTTACCGAACTGAGGAGTATTGTACGCAATATCACTATAAACTCCGGCAGGTGACGTGTACGACTGTAAAGATGTGGTGTCACTTGAAAATGCCTTATATGTTGATCTAGACTTATCGGTCGAGTTATAATATTTAGCAACGTTATTTGTAAAAGCAGTAAACGACGTGGGCGATACAGTAAATGAAAATGGTTGATGGTATGGTGCGTTTTGTGAGTTTGTAACACTATGTGATTGAGGCGAAACATACCCTGATCTCCAAATGGAGTTATTTATAACAGTATTAGCCGTTGGCTGTATTGGGATATTTAAATGGTAACTACCCTCAACAATAGGACCTTGGTTAAAGGTATATCCAAAAAGCATAGATAAATCATATCGTATGTTTTGTTTCTCAGTATACGGGTCAACCCCTCGACTTAAGAAAATAATTTCTTGATTTTGGTAATTACTATAATAACTAAATGGTTTTTGATAAAAAGCTAACTGTCCGGGAGGAATAGGTGAAACTTCATTATACTTAACCCTTTGTGATTTGTTAAACAAATATTTGTTTAACAATCCGTTCGGGTTATTAAAATTTGTTAATCCCGAAAATTGTTGAGCGGTTCCTCCCGTAATTACTTGAAAATATTCATTTCCGGCTGGAAAATCATAAGTCTTTGTTCCTCCAGTAATTCTTAATTTTAAAGTGGCGGTAGAGCTTGTACCACCAGTAGTAATAAAGGTCACCGTTTTAGTAATTAACGACGTTTGGTTAGGGTTAGTACTACCTGTTATTTTTTTATTATTGAATTGATTTAGTGTCCCTCCAGTTAAATTTGGGTCATTAAGTTTACTAATATTATGAAATGAAACTAAGTCACCGGTTTTTAATATTTGTAATGTACCTGTATCACAAACTATCATCAATATAGAATCGGTAAAACTATTAGACGGTTGTGGTATATTTGAACCAGGAGGTGAGTTATTTACAGTCGTTTTGATAATATTCTCATTATCAAAATATCTCCTCCTAAAATTTGCCATATTTAATGACTGTGATAACGTAACGTCATCACCTAAATATTTATAACCACCTCCTTGATTAGGGGTTTCAATAATCGGCAACTTGACCAATTTAGGGTCTAAGTCGATATAACCAGCCGCCGCGGCGTTTAAAAGATATTGATATCCCGATAACCCTTGTTTAATTCCATTATTTAAACTACTCCCACTAAGGGTAGGGACAAATTCATTTAATGAGTTTGAGTTTATTAATTGACCAAAATTACCATTTGACACTAAAAGATAGGCAAATGGGTCAAATTCGGCATTAGTAACCATATTAGTATCTTCACAATTACAAGCCTCACAATCAGGATAAGATATCATTGGTAGTGATATCCTTTTAAACGGATTGTTTTCAGACAAAGGTTCCAAAGTTTCTTTATTACACGTAACATTAAAACCTAAATTGGATACAAAGTTACAAATGGAATAAATAATACCATTTATATATGCAATAATTCTATTAATAAATCTAACAACGATAGGGTATATAAATGCTAAAACATGTAAAATAATAATAACAATTATAAAAACAGGAGATAAAACAGTAATAAGTAAATTAAATAAGAAAAATATAAAATCAAAATTCCTAACACCGTCATTAACAGGGAACCTATTAGTGGTTGTTGAGCATTCCCTATTTGTAATTTCTTTTATCCCTAAATGTCTAGACCTATTATACCCCCATTTCCATCTATCAATGTGTGAAGCAACGGTATAAACTCTATTGTAATTAAATTCAAAAAATCTATCCTCACAATTAATTGCCTCTTGGACCATTTGATAACCTAATTGTGTAAATCCAGTAAAGTTGGCGTTTGTTAAATATTCACCATAATCTTTCCATTCTAGACTAAACGCATATGATTTTTGTTGTAACTCAGGACTATACGGACCATTTATACTACCACTATTCCACCCATATTCTTTAATATTTGGCACTAAATAATCTGCACGCAGTATACTATTTTCATTACCATCCTCATTTTGGTACTGTATTCTAAATCGATATTTACCTTTTGTTGGTATACCAATTGAGGGGTCGTTTGAAAATATATCTTCACCAAATTCATTAGTGGAGACATAATCTAAATTCATAGGTACTTCAACTAACCACGTACCATTTTCATCGATAATATTACCTCCTTGTTCAAACTTATGTTCCTCTATAACCGGAAACCCTTCGTTATCATTATATATTGTTTGTCTTAATGCCAAAATCTTCCCTTGGGAAGAGACTAAATCACATAGGTTACCAGAATCAAATGTTGGTTTACAATAAACCCCTAACGGGTCATCCTCACTTGTGGAGAACATGGACCCCATAAATATTGCTTGTGGTTGTATTTCTACTCCAATATCTCTAAGGTCAAAATCAACTCTAGTAATACCAACATTACAAATGTCAGTCTCACCCCAAAAAGAGGCCACTTCTACGTCTTTAGCCTGATTAACGACTTGAGGCAATGAATCTAAATTTTCAGACGATTTAAAATTAGATCCAGCAAATTGTGACTCAACACCTAAACCTTGTCTAACTAAATCCGACGGTCTTTGAGAAAAACACCCAATATTAGAAAGGTCCATATCCATAACCACACTTTGCATACCTAAAGGAACCCCCACAATCATAAAGTCACCGCTATCGTTTGTTCTTACGGTATACTTATAATATTTTTCATATACCTCAAGTACCTCCGTTCTGGTTAATAAATCATTAACGTCAGGAAATGTACCTGTTGGTGTGTGTCCTTGATTTTCTTGTATATAAGGTAATAGATTATACCTATAACCGTCTTCATTCTTATCTGTTAACGCTTTATATGGATATAACGTTGATATTACGGGGTCTGAGGAATCTTGAGTTGTCAATGGTACGAATACAGATATAGGTACATTTGGAACACCAAATCCACCATTTGCAATAACTCTTCCAGCAACTACTCCGTAGTCCGCACAGAAACGAGTATAAACGTCTTCTTGTTTAAGTTTTAAAGATAAAATTTCTATTAAATCAAAATCTTGTTCAACATTGATTCTAATATTTTTATCTATTCCTGGTGTTGTTCTTATTCTATAACTTTTGGTCATTATTCTCTTTGTTGATAAATAGTTAAGTTGGTACTTTTAAAAGATAACACCAAATGGACCAAAATAAATAATCTTATGAAAAGTCTACGGTTGTTAAGTTTTTAACCCTAACCTTTATGTTTTTTGCTGCGTACCTTATTTGATATATTTGGTCAGGTTCAGCAAATATTGTGTTATCTATAAGTTCTATTTGTTTTGTTGTTGTATCAACATACCTTTGTGACGTTTCAGATGAAGAATAAATACCACCGACTTTATTATAAACTCTAACTTCAGAAAGGGTATTTACTCCATCAATATTTTGGATTAGTTGTCTAATTTCAGATACATTTACATTTTCACCTAATTCTCTTGTTGAAGGTAACATGTAATTCGTAACATTATTAATAACTTCAGTTATAACTTGACTTTGTGATCCGGTAGAATTTAACACAATAAAAAATTCAAACTCAAGGTCAATCACTTTAGCCACCTCAATAGAAATATAATCATTAATCATTCTATATTTAGAAAGATAAGTAGCCAAATTAGTTTTTAAATTATTCGATATTGTCTGAGTTAATGCCCCTTCAGTATCGAATGATAATATCTTAACTAATATTTTATTATTGTATTCTGTTATTGAAACTTTAGCAGGGGCACCAAATCTACCCGGCATATTATCTATTAAAGATTTATAATCATTAATTGTTACCGCTCTTTTTTGTGCCGCAAAGTTATATGTAACCATATTTCTAACCTCATCAACTGATGGTTGATTGGCCCCTCCAATCGCGGCAGTCACATTATTAACTTTTATAGATTGTGTTACATTACTATTAATTACATCAGATGGTCCATTAACTGCAAAATCAATAATTCCAACTTGATTAATAGACCCAACTCCGACATTACTCCCTAATCCACCTCCCGTTCTATATTGAACAAATAAAGTGGTATTTGGTTTAACCGTTAAACCAAGTCCAATATTGTTTTGATAATTTTGTAATTTTAAAGGAACCCCTACCGTTGTAAATTGTTTTAGTTGTTCTTCAGGTGTTACTGTACCAGCACCAAATTGTATTTTTAAAAACCCTTCAGGAGTATATTCAGTTATAAATCTATTCTCAGTTTTTAAATACCTACCAACTTTTACACCTGCCTTATCAACAGGTTTAGTTGGGTCTTCAATAAATACGGTATCTTCAACTAACGCATCCACTTCATACCACCTATCCGGCGATGTTTCAAATTCAGTGAAAGACGGTGTCGCTTGATAATTAGTTCCATCTTTTTGGATAATAGAAGTAACCCCTAAGATATTTTTTTCAGGTAAAAAGAAATTAAAAAATGGTGATACATCTGCCGATGTTACAACTTTTTTAAATACTTGAGTAGTACCATTAACCACTATCTCCCTTTTAGTTATAATATAACTTGTAGGTGCAGAATTATTTTCACTAAATTGTGGTATTTTCGTTCTATTAATATAACCCTCTCTATTGAATTGGGAGGCAAAATCAATATCATAAACAGTTTCAAATGATGTACCCCCACCATTAAATTGTGCTGCAGATCTTAGAATACCTAAATAACGTATATCTTCAGAATCACCATAAGCGGGTACGGTAATCGATATGTCAATAACGGCAACTGAAGGTCGATATCCAGGTATTTTTAATCCATAAGTTCTTGCAATATTAAAAATAGAAGACCTTTGTTGGGCATATTGTAAAACAGTTTCCTGTACGCTTCTATCTATATGATAATTTAAGTTATCACCAATAGCCGCGTTTAAATCCATTAATACCGAAAATACAGAAGCATCATTAAAATTTTGAATTAAATCGGGATAATATTGTTGAGTATAGTCTATCAGGTCCTGTCTTAGTCCTTCAAAATCTCTTTCAGTGTAAGATATTTTTCTATTTGCCATCGTTATAAATTAATTATTACAAATTGTCTACTTCCAAAAGCATTACTTTCATCAATATATTCAATTTTTATTTTTGCCGTATATTCTTCTGTGTTAGCTCCGGGCACCGCATAGGTTGGTATGTCTTGTTCAGGTACAACTAATTCACCTAAAGAAGGCTCACTATTAACATATGGTTCTATTTTAATACTTTGTATTGTTAAATTCGGTATGAAGGTGTTAATAGCCGACTCAATTTCCCCTCTAAGAACACCAAAGGTTTCACCATCTAAAGGTTCAAATATAAATTCGTATAGTCTAGTACCAAAATCAGGTAAATAATACCTACTACCTTTTCTAGTAAGTAGTAAATGTATTAGATTTGAACGAATTTCTTCATCCGTTTTTTCAGACAAAGAAAGGTACTGACCTTTAATACTTTGTCTAAAAGGGAAATTTATTCCGTATGTTATACCATTCGCCATATTACATAAATATAAACTTGCAATTTTTTGAATAAATACATATAAAATAAAAAAATCGCAATACTTAATTGCGATTCATATCTTTATTATTGTAATTTAGTATTACCTTTTTCGTATCTTGGTTCGTATGGGCAGTGTAAACATCTATTTCCACAACAACTCCCTCTACCTTTATGGTGTTCTTCTGTCATAACCATTATACCATCGTTATTATAATAAAAGTCAGTAGGAAGGAGTTTAGGTCTAATAAACTCCTTCACGTACAACTCTTGTATCCAATCTTTAGATGCACTTACTGTCATTTTTATTATACTATTTCACATGCTCCACCAGCACAAGCGGCTTCACCTCTAAGGTCTGTATTATCTTGTAACTCGACCACTTTTGTAAGATCAACATCTGATAATGTTTTAACCAATCTTTCAAATTCTTCTTTTGTACAATCTTCAAAAGGAGCTTGAGTATAGGTTCCTCCGTTATATGGTAACACTGAAAGTCCG